GACGTAAGGAGTTCAAGAAAGAACTACCCGTTGTAATGTTCAGCGGGACGTTCAGCTCCCGCAAAGACGAGGGGCTACAGAAACACAGCAACCTCATCGCTCTCGACTTCGACCACGTCAGCGTGCAAGAGGTCAAGACCAAGTTGGTTCAAGACCAATACATCCTTGCCGTATGGCGTAGCCCAAGTGGTGACGGGGTAAAGGCGTTGCTCAAGATTGAGAAGTGCGAGCGACACAGAGACCACTTCCGCTCTGCTCAACAATACTTCGAAGAGTACTACGGCCTTGAACTTGACAGCACCGGCATCAACGAGAGCCGCCTGTGTTTTGAGTCATACGACCCTGACATCTTCATCAAGGAGTGGGGTGACGTCAAGTCCTTTACTGGATTAAAAGGGGAGTCTTCTGAGCCGGAGAAGGTAGAGGTAGGGACCACCGATTACAGCAAGGTGAACATCGCAGTGATGATGATTCACCGTGCGATGAGTGGAGAGAAACACAACACACTCATCCGCGCTTCGATGTTGATGGGTGGCTACGTCGCCAGCGGTAAGGTCGAAGAGCACGTCGTCAAAGAGATTCTGTTCCGAGAGATATCCAAGCGTGATATCGAGAGCGAAGAGAACGCCCGAAAGGCCATCGACGACGGCATACAGAAAGGCAAGACGATGCCCATCATGGATGTGATGGGAGAGGAGAAGAAGATTCTCCGGGAGATGCGCATCAAGGATGGCGACATGTCCTTCATCAGCAACGACGATGCCGACTACGAGTGGATAGACAAGTACGTCAGCGGAGACATTGAGCTGGGCTTGACCACGGGCAACGAAGGGTTGGACAAATACTTCATGTTCAAGCGTGAGTTCGTCATGGTCAATGGGCACAGCAACATTGGCAAGACAACCTTCATGCTATACATGATGGTGGCCGCCAGCATGCACCACGGTTGGAGGTGGGTCTTGTACAGTAGCGAGAACAAGACTGCCGCCATCAAGATGAAGCTCATGCAGTTCGCAATGAACATGCCCATCCGCCGCATGAACTATGAGGAGCGAAAGGCAAGTTGGAAGTGGGTGCAAGAACACTTCGAGGTCATCAGCAACAAAGAGATATACAGCTACACCGACATCCTCATCTTCTGTGAGAAGGTCCATGGCGTCCGGCCCATCGATGGCGTGCTCATTGACCCCTACAACAGCCTGAAGATTGACCTCAATGCAAGTCGTGGGGTAGGTGTACACGAGTATCACTACGAGGCGGCAAGTGAGTTCCTGACTTTTTGTAACAGAGTAGGTATTGCGCTGTGGGTGAATGCTCATAGCGTGACCGAGAGTCAACGTCGCAAGGGAAGTGACGGATTACAGGAAGCGCCGTATGCCGAAGACACTGAGCACGGAGGCAAGTGGGTGAATCGTTGCGACTGTTTCATCACATTGCACCGGAAGGTCCAGCACATGGACCCCGGCATGCGCCGGACTATGGAGATGCACGTCAGGAAAGTCAGGGAGGTAGAGACAGGCGGCCAGCCCACCCCGTTCTCATCGCCACTCATGTTTGAGCTCAACAGCTTCTTTACTGGCTTTGGATTGGCTGGCCCGAACCCTCGGTTGTTCGCACCGCTGAGTGAAAAACTGAAAGGCGAACAGCTATATTTCATGGAGGATTAAGTTGTAATTTCCGGTCAGTGCCGGCGTACAAGAAGAATCTTACTCGACCTCACCGGAAAAAGTCTGCCAAAAAAAGAGACCTTAAGCGGGGCGGACAGACGCTGAAGTCGAATCTTGAAACGTACTGCTACGACCAACTGAAGGAAGCCAAGCTCCAGTTTAAGTATGAACCGGAGGAGTTTGTCCTACAGGAGTCGTTCCGGTATCCCACTGAGTATAGGAAAGCAACCCGTGGCAAGGACGTGATGTCTAACGCCACCGGCAGGATAGTCCTGCCCATCAAATACACCCCCGACTTTGTATCGCACGAACACAAGTTCATCATCGAGACGAAGGGCTACGTCCCGAGCCAGCACACCTTTCCGCTGAGGTGGAAGCTCTTTCTTAAATATCTCATGGAGAATGAGATGGACGACTACATGCTCTTCATCCCGAAGAACAAGAAGCAGGTAGACGAAACCATAGCAATCATCCAGAGACATGACACCACAACGGACGAGTGAGCTGTACGCTTTTAGTACTCTCGAGATACACAGACTAACGACTGAGCTCTACGAGGCTCTGCACAACGAAGACGGTACTCCAAAGGACGACTGGGAAGAAGTACTTGATATGACCAAGCAGTTCCGCAAGAAGGTGGGGCTGGAAGTCGATGCTATCAAGTGGTCTTGTCAAGAGTACAATGAGCTTCGCCAAGGGTGACGAAGGGGAGCTCCTGTGGGTAAAGCACCTTGAAGGGCTTGGCTACAAAAACGTCGAGGTATCTACAGGAAAGACTTACTGGGATGTCAGGGATGACACCGGAGTGAAGTATGAGGTGAAGTACGACGAGAAAGCCATGTACTGGGCCAACCGAAGGAACGAACCACCAAACTTTTACTTTGAGTACTGGAGCACTACGCGTGACGAGCAGTGTGGAATCTATAGCCTTGAGGCTGAGTACATGGTTTACATCATCAAGGACGAAGACAAGAGAGTGGCGTACACCTTTGACGTCGACCAACTGTTGAGTCACCTTGAATCAGCGGACTACGTTACGCGAGGCAACAAAGCGTTTGGAGACAACAATGCCAAAGGGTGGACACCGCCCATTGACGAACTCATCGCTCACCCTGACAGCGGGTTCTTGAAGACCATCGAGCTCACTCCCTGAACACACAGGCCGATTGTGAATAAGTGGTGTTGCTTATTGACAGACGACCATTTATGTTCACATCATGGATGAAGCAGTAACAAGGGACTTTGATGTGCTGCGGGAAGCAGTAGAAGATGTCTTTGACATTTCGATTAGGAAGCGCACCCGCAAACGCCAGTACGTCAATGGCAGGTTTGTGTTCGCCAACATCCTGATTGGCAGGGGCCACACGAAGGTGGATGTTGCCAGCTACTTGGGAATCAATCACGCCACGGTGTGTCACTACTGCCGAAACTTCTACGGGTTTACGCAAGCAGACAAACGACTTCGCGACAACTACTACGAGCTGGACAAACTGTTTAAGGGGCAGTTCAATCCGCTCTACAGAATGGACAGGGTTCAGCTCAGAGACAGGGTCATCGAACTGGAAGACAGGCTTCGGTCGGTCGAACGTAAGTCGCAAGACCTACGCGAAAGAATGCTTAGATTGAAGCAGAAAGCCGAGCGCCTCCAGCCAATCTGGAATGTCATTGAAGACAGGGTTCCAAAGGGCAGAGAGGATGAAGTGCGTAGGAAGGTAAACACCATACTCAATGGCATACACGGTTAACGACATCGACAAGATTCTCGAGTTCAAGACTTGGGATACCAAGCAGAAGGTAGACGAACTGCTCCGCATCGATGCGGCCCTGTACTGCAACCTCGGCACTGACTCTACTAAGCAAGAGCGGGCCAAGGTCAAGAGCAACTCGCGCTCGCTGTACCTCGCCATCAAGAAGCTCGACCGCAGTTCAGGAGAGATGTTTCTTCGCTGTCAAGACTTGAAGTCATGAGGGCAGTAGAAGACAAGGAGCTGTTGCTGGAAACGCTGAAGCAGAACGAGTGTCTAATCGCTACAGGATTTGACGACGCCCTCATAGGTGTGACCGAAGGCATGAACCCCGTAGCTGTCTACGACTACTGGGAATGCATCAACTGCCTCGTGCGACAGGACGGAATGCTCTGGGAAGAAGCCGTGGAGTTCATGGACTTCAATGTCCTCTCAGCCTACGTTGGTCAGAAGACCCCCATCTATATCCGTGACTTCAGGGATTACGAGTTTGAGTAGCCTTCTCAATAGTGCGGCCAGCGAAGTACGCACCGAACACCGTGAGCATGAGTAGCTCTAGGATGTTGAGGTAGTTCTCTGGGGGCATGAAGGTCTGGTCAATCCCGTCCCAGACTGTCAGCGTTACGAAGACCACGAACAAGGCTATCAGCATACTGGGCCTGATGTATTTCGCTAAGGGTACATCGCTCCGCATGTCTGCCTCCCAGCGTCGAGTGACATTCTCTTGTGCAGACATCTCGTGTTGATGTAGCATGCGCTCGAACTCCAGCTTCTGCTCCGGGGTCAAGTCCGGCTCCCCGTCCACGAGGCGCTTGACCATGCCGAGCACCCCTTGGTCTGGCAGTGCATCGCCCACCGCATCGAGGACAGCGGGGGCCTTTTCGCTCAACCACTTTCCGACCTTGGTGTCTCTGATTTTCTTCTTGCTCATGCGAAGTCGACATAGGTGATGGTTACTTCTTCGCCCGCTTCCAAAGCGTCTGCAACCACAGGATAAACATGGACATACGCTTCTGTACTACGTCCCACAAATCCGTCAGGGCTTGCAACATTGCTCGTTTGAGTTTGACCGAGAAGCAAGCAACCGGAAGTATGCTCATCAGTATTGCCGCAATGAATAAGGATGTTAGTGAAGTTAGGAACATCCCTAACCCACAGCATGCCTTTGTGCAGATTCCGGAATCGCCTTGCATAACGCTCGTGAAATCCGCCCCACTCACGGAGCGAAAGGCGGTATGTCCCTGCTGGGATACGCGTTTCACCCACGACTTTGTTTTCTCGATACTCGTCTTCAAGAGTATAGCAAAGGAATTTTCTGTCATTGGTTATGTCGAATAGAAGGCCAGAGGTTGAGTCTTGTTGAGAGCTGATGCGTAGTACTTCAAGTTTCATTCTACGAGGTTATAGTAAGCGTCCTGTTGTAGCCATGATGGGTGGAGCTGGGCTGCGTATACGTCCGCCATTTCTTTCAAGAGGCGGTACTCGTCCGGCTCCATCTTCTCCCGTCGCCGCTCCATGTAGAAGTGGTAGTCGCGGGCACCCCTGATGGATTGTTCAAGGCTTCGAATCTCTCGGATGTACTTATTAAATCCGTCGGGGTATTGCTTGCGCAAAACAAACTCTGCGGTCAGCTCGTTGACCCCACCATTGAACCGGCGCCGCACAGCTTCGGCCTCCATGGGGGACTCCTTCATAGCTTCCATGATGAGCTCTGTCAGCTTCTCTGACGGGCTTTCACCGGACAGCATCTGGGCCACCTTGCTTTCACCAAGCAGAGACATAACCAGTTGCTCGTATGCAATCAGTTCTTCTTCGCTGTCGAGGGACCTCTCTCGCGGCAAGTCGTCCAACTTGCTGGCAATCATGTCAAGCTCCTTCACGCCAAGTCCAAAGAAGCCGGCGGCAGACAGCGTAGCCTTCAAGAGGAAATGCATCTGCATGTGCGCCCTGTCTTCAGGGCGGATGTAATATTCTTTTCCTGTTCTGCCTGTAACCTTGGTGGCGTCGTACAGCTCAGTAACTGAGCGGATGAACTCATCAGCGTTGCCCGTCAGCGGGCCGAGCAAGAAGTCAACGGAGGTGCGGGTCTCCCCCCGGTTGTAAATCGGAACGCCACCCTCGCTGGACACCCACCTCTCGAACTCTTCATCGTAGTTCTGGAAGTCAAATCCGTTGTCCATTGGGAACAGGATGTACTTGGTGAGCAAGTACTTCATGTCATTGTCGATGGCTTCAAGCGGAGGCAGAGGAGAGAGGTCGATAAGCACTTGTCCCAGTACACCGTACCAACGCTCGGCCTTGCTGCGCAAACGTTCATACTCATCGTCACCCACAATCAAAGACGCCATGTACGGAAGGAAGACCCTGCTGATTGCAGAGAACGCCGTGAGCTCGGCAATGTGTCCAACCATAGAGCGAGCGCCATCCGCACGAGCCGATAAATCAGCACCGTAGAAGATGCGCGTAAAATCCGAACCTACGCTACGCTTCTTGTTCAAGGCAAAGCGAGCAAACGTGAGGTAGGTGTTCAGGAACAATCCCGCAAGACTGCTGGTGTTCTTGTAGATACCCGCCGCCTGACGAGGAGTCGAGGCCGCTTGGTCTTTTGACACCAAGCTATCAGCGTAGCTCAGGGCATCCATGTCTGGCTGGGCCGCCTCTTCTGCCCAATTAATCTCAGAGTAACTGCCCACCTTTCCGGTGGTGATGAGGTAGTCTCCGTAGAAGGTGAACCACGAAGCAAGAGCAGCCACCTTATCTGTCCCCTTCAAGTTCTTTAGGGAGATGTCGGTCAGCTTTTTCTTGTTGCGCTTAAACCAACTTGGGTCCAAATCTAACCGCCCAGTGAACGGGTCAATCTGACCAGCTTCAAAGTCACGACTGAAGACAGGGGACATAGCCAGAAGGTCGAACCGCCCGTCGTTAGCCAGCATGAGCTTGGTGTCTTTCTGCGCAAGATTCTGTAGGTTGTAGTACACCATCTCCGCAATCAACGTCGTCAAATACTGTGTGGCTTGGGGTACATTCTTTGCGCTGGACACGACGCTGATAAGAACCGTAGACTGCTTTAGAGTTTGGGTGATAAATCCGCCAAAGGCCCTCACCACCAAAGCGTCACGCATCAGAGGCAGCGGGTTTGGAATCCTACCAAAAAGGCTCGTGGTCATTGTTTCCTTAAACAGGTCGTTGCTGGACCGGTCCTGAGTGGCGTACTCCGCCATCATGTCCCGAAGCCGGAACTTCAGCTTCTGGTTGGGCATCGCCTTATCCATCGCATCACTGTCCATAGCAAAGCGTGCGGCCAGCATATCCCCCACGGTGTACGACAGAATGGTATTCTCCCGCAACACACGTTCGTTGATGCCAATGAAGTCGAGACCAAGTAAGTTTTTAGTTCCTATAATGGACCGCTTGTTTCTTTCGAAGCTGGCCCCAGCCACACGCTTGGTGTTGCTCAGAGACATCTCCTGCAAACGGTCGCGCATGGTGTTGCGCAACTCAACGATGAAGTCGTAGTTCTCGTTTTGAGATTTAGGGATAACCTTGAAGGGGGTGTAGAACTCCTCAAGAGCCAGCTCCTTGCCGAGGTATCGCTGGACGTAGTCAGCAAAGGTATCCTGCTTCGTCTTATGCATGTCGACCATAAAGTCGACAAGGGCGGCGATATCCCCCTGCTCCACCTTGCTCTGCAAGTCTTGGAGGCTGTCTGTTGTTCCAAACAGGAAATCAAAGGCGGCCTCCTGCTGTGCGATGTCGTCTTCAGTGTACACTCCATCCTGTTGGCGGTTGTGTTCGATAGTGCGCTTCATCGCATCACGCAAAGCGAGGTACCATTGAGCGGCATCCATGTCTGGGGTGCCGTCTTGATTCTGTGGGACCTGACGAGACATGCTGTATATCTGTGCGATGGCACGGGCCATAACAGATGTAACGTCCCCCTCCAGCTCAGACACAAACTCCTCGAGAGCCGCTGTATCGTCGGCGTGAACTCGGTCGGCAATAGCGAACGACCGTTCGATAGCCGAAAACCCAATCGCTCTTCGAATCTTAGCGTTGGTCGCGTTGTCCACTGGGAACATAAAACGAAGAAAGCTGTCGATGGTGTCCAGAACCGACGTGGCTGCAAGTAGGCGAGCGGTTCGTGGCTTGAGGTTCAAGTCGCTGATGCTGTCTGCCAAGTCCAGCTTGCCCCGAATCTTCGCCGCCATATACCCCATGCCAAACACGGAGTCATTGATAACGTAGTCGCTTAGGCGGTACTCCAAAGCAATCAAGGTCGCCTTGTCCAGCCTCATCAACCTGTCTCGCAGGTCCAAAACATCCTTTGAGTCTGCAACCAGCTCGCCCATGATGGCCCGGACATCGGGGTCCTCCATCATCTTGTCGATGTTGCTGGCGACCAAGGGAAGGAGAGCGTCATCCACAAGAGCGCGAACAATGTCCTCTTCATCTTTCGTGCGCTCTTCAGCAATCTCTTCGATGATACGCTCCAAGTCGGCTGGGTTGCCAGCATCAAGCTGGTCGTTCGGATTGGCGGCGTTGTGCCTTTCAATCCGCAAAAGGATGGCACGCTTGGACGAAGACATCTTAGACAGGGCATAGCCCTTGACCAGCTTCTGGAACTCATCCTCTACTTGGGTCTTGTTCTTCTTTGCAAGACGCTCGGCTTTAGCGCGGAAGAAGGCGATGCGGCCCAGCTCCTCCATGACCTTGAACTGCGAAGCCTTAGCCTCGAGGCGAGACGCCTCGAAGCGGACGGGAATCTGAGCCTCTCGACCCTCTTCACCTTTCTGGGTCTTGACCTTGTTCGTAGAGCTATCCGCCGCAGTCAACAGCATCATGAACTCCTCAATCTTCTGGACGGGCAGGAGACGCGCATCGATGTCGTTGAGCATTGCAATCGCACGCTGGTAGCTGGCGATACTTTTCGCTGCCTTACCCCGAGCGGGCTGCTTGGCCTTGCCCTTCAGCTTGGCTTGCATCTTACGGATAGCAGAAAGGCTGTCGAGGTACTGCTTCATAGCAGCCTTGGCATCTTGCTGGTCGAAGATGGCGGACATGCGGTCGATGAACGACTGCATAACATCTTGTGGGTCACCCCCGTCTTTCTTGGTTTTGGTCAACCGCGCCGCGCTGACCTTGGTAGCGCCACGGGCGATAGCCATGAGCTTCTTGATTTGACCACGGGTGAAGGGGTCGGACTTCCGCTTTGCCATGCGGTCGTTGATGAGCTCCATCGCCTCTTTGAAGAACTCGTCGACGGTGGTGGCCTTTAGCCTGAGCTTGTCAAGGTCTTTCTTCAGGCGCCGGGCCTCGGTTGTTTTGAGCCGAACCTCTTTGCCCAACACTTTGCGAACCTGATTGGTGGCAAGTCGCTTGCCGGAGTTGCGCCCGCGCTTGTATGCGAGGGCTTGCTTATATAGTGCGTCCGCATCAGCCTTCGACATGCCGTTGGCTTGAAGAACAGCCATGACTTCCTTCTTTGTGCGCTGTAGGGCTTCCAGTTGAGAGCTACCATACTCGAATGTGAAGGGTTTCTTTTTGCGGCGGTCACGCTTCAGGCGTGGGCCGGGAGTGTTCTTGTCGATGAAGTCTGCGATGATGGCAATCAGGTCGCCCTGCGCCTTGGCAAACCCTGCGAGGTCTGTGGCTGAGGAGATGGCTTGGGACTTGTCGCCCATCACCCCCTTGATAGCCTCAATCGTTTGGTCTACAGAGCCCGAATCAGTTTCGCCAGTTCGTTCGCCACCTTCATCAATTCTTGTTCCGACATCCTCTCGAAGTTGCTCAGGTCTTCCATCGACTCTTCCAATAGCTGCTTCGATGGCTTCGACGCTGACGCCGTTCCGGCGGGCGACTCGCTCTGCGGCTGACTGGTAGTCGGGTTGCTCTTCGTTGTTGATTGATTGTCTTCCATCTTGACTGGTGCGGTTTTCTTTGAAGGATTGGTAAAGGGCTTTTTCTGGGTACCAGTTGACAGCTTGAAGGTCGGCGATGGTAATGTCCACGCCGTGCGTGTCCTTCAGTTCCTGTTGGATGAGGTCAAACACATCACGCAAGAACTTCCTGTGCCTACCCCCAGCGGGTGCTTCAACCTCGCCGTTGTTGTTGGTGACGTAGCTGTTAGATGCTTTGCGCAACTCGTTTAGGGCAGGAATTGCCATAAGCTGCTCACGTTTGGACTTCAGGATAGAGGCTTTTTGCACAGCCTTCGCCACCCCATCCAGTCCCAGCTTGGAGTACGGGCCGATGACGCTTCGCAGCACGGCCTGTGTTTGACGGTCACCCTTGATTTGAGCCAAAGCATCCTTGACCCTGCCTCGGGCCTTCGCCACTTTCTTGGGGTCACGGTTCAGTAGCGTACCAGTCAGTCGACCGTACTGCCGCATGAACCAGCGGTCCATGGTAAGCTGGTCAAAGTTGCCAAGCAGGTTCATCAAGAACCCATTGCCAATCTTACTTCCCAGCATGGCTGCGCCAAACACCTCAGCATCAACCAACTCTCCGGTGACCAAGCCTTTGGGCAAGTCCTTGACCTTGAACTTCGTTGTCAAGAATGTTTCAAGCTCGGTTAAGCTGACTTGCTCCAGCACTGCGTTGAGCATCTTGAACGTGTTGTCGATGGAAGCGCGTTGATTGCCCACGTTGCCCGCCTCCCTAAACTTGCCAGTCTCTTTCCACTCACGATAGACTGAGTCGGCGGCCTCAAAGTTTTCGTTGACTTTGTTTCCGTTAGAGGTAATGGCAACAGCCATCTTGAATGCCATCGTAGCCTCGGGGTCGGTCTTGAGTTCAGGATGAATCTCAGACATAATCTCCATGGCCGCCCGGGTCTTGAAGTCGTACCAGCCGATAGCTTCAGGGAACTCCTGCATTGCGAGCAGGGTCTCGCTGACATAGGCGTCGACCAGATACTTCTTCAGGGGCTCGTTGTTGTCTTTGGTTCCGTCAAAAGAGCGGAGCTTGTACTCTCGCTTGAGCTCGTCTGATACGTTTTTAAACCGAGCCTGAAGGGCTTGCTTAAACTCTACCCCGTTGCGGATGCTGGATGCCCCAGCAAATTGGCGGGCATTCTCGATGTGGTTAGGAGAATCGTCAACGGCTTGGTCTTTATCGAACAAGCTATCGATGTCAAGCAGGTCTTGCGAATCTTGCTCCTCTTCCTGCCGTGTTTCAAACTCCTCACGCTTCGCTTCGTAGTAGGCACGGGCGTCAGGACCAAGCTCTATCTCAGGCCGTTCTCTAATCGCATCGGACAGCCTGTCAAAGTTGAATACAACCGTATTCTTTGTGTCACCCACACGGAGGTTAATGCCATCGATGCTCATGACCTCTACCAAGGACTGTGAGAACGCCATGCCCCACAGCTTGGCATAAAGCGGGGAGCCACTGAGGTCAAACAATGTGCTTGCGTTGGGACCAAACAACTCATCCACCTTGTTCTCATTTGCGAAAGCATCAGTGATTTCGCTCAGGATAGAGGTTTGATACTCTTGAACCTCAATGACTTCGTCTACATCAAACTCGAGGTCGCCATCCTCATCAAGCTCGGCATCAAAGAGATACTCAAGGTTAGAGTTCCAAGTAGAAATCATTGCGTTTACAATGGCGTCCGCCTCTTCCTCGCTGTAGCGGATGGTCTCTACCCCCTTGTCGACGACGCCTTCCATCAGCCTGTTCTTGACCCTGCCAGTAAGAATGTCTGGTAGTCTCTTCGCCAACAACTTGACGTCGACATCCTCCAACATTAGCCTTTCATCAACAAGCCGAAGATTGTAGGTGTCAATGAAGGTTACCTGTGGCGTGTCGCCGTCTTGGTTATTGGCATAATCAGCAGCCTGATTCACATTGTCAGTGAAGTAGAACCCGTACCCGTACACGAACCGGTTGATGTACTGCTCGTCAAACTCAGTAATCTCTACGGCGGTTCCGTGTATCATCATGCCCTTTGCTAAGAGCCTCTCTAAGTCAGTCTTCCGGAACATCTCCAGCGGCTGGGCCTTGTCCTTGAGCTGCTGGTCAATGCTTCTCTCGGTGTTGAGCTGACTCGACACGCGGTCAGCGTCGCCCTCAAAACTCTCATCAATCTCGATAAACTCGTCAGGCATGATGCCGACCTTCTGGTCTGCAAAGCTGGCAAGCTCATAGATTTCATTGACCAAAGCCTGTGCCTCATCAAACCGCCCGTTGTCACGAAGCTCGCGAGCTTGCTCCCGCATCTCGTCGATGCGCTGGTTGACGCCAGAAAAGTTGACGTAGGAGTTCTGACCCCGTGTCTCAGACGTCATAGCCCGTCGAGCCAACGGTGAGTACATACGGGAGTGTACCAGCCATGCGTTTTCCTCCCCCTTGGGGCCGAAGCTGTTGCCCAGCTCGGCGTGACCAAAGAAGTCGTGAACCGCACGGAAGATGTCGTTAGCCAACAGGGGCACCCCGTTGACATCCTCAAATCCAGTCTCAGCCAATAGGGGCTGAAGCTCTCGCATGCGAGGGGTAATCGCTTCACTTCCAAAACCAGATTCGGTCGAGAAGATTTTGATGCGCTTGTTGTCGCGCAGGTCAGCAATCATGTCCGCGCTGTTCGCATACGGCTCTTCGTTGTTGATTTCGATTACATAACCCGCCTCTTGAATGGCTTCGTATTGAGCGAGGGTCTCCTGAACCATCGCGTCGTAAGCCTCAAAGACCTCGATGGTCTTGGTGTCACCTGCCGCTCGGGCTTCTTCAAGCGTAACGCCTTTCGCCACGACATCGTCCATGGCGATGAAGGCATCGCTTATTCGCTTGGCTCGCTCTCGGTCGAGCTGGCGGGTGCCGAAGAACCGAGGACGGCGTCGCCCAAAGGCTCCTTCAAAATATCTATCCGCAATTTCTGCAACTTCCGCGAGAGGCTCATTGAAGAGTCTGTTTCCTGCGACTGCTTGGGACTTGGTGTCTCCTTCATTTCTAAACTGGACTTGTTGGTCAGAATCAAACATACGGTCCGCTGCTTCCTGCAGGGTGCCGCGTGCTTCGGTAAGGTCTGCTCCTTGAGCAAAACGCTCAGTAAGGAACTTTATTGCGTCGACCAAGTCTTCGGTCTTCGCTCTGGGCAGGGTGCCCACGTTGAGGCCGGCCTTGTTTAGGTAGCCGTTGACGTACTCGGTAAACGCCCGCACCATGGACTTGCGGAACTTGATGTCCACCTGCCCTGATGCCATGCGAGCCAAGAGCTCTACAAGGAACTCGTCGGCGGCCTTGGCATTGGTGCTAAACAAGTTGGTCAGGTCCAGTCGAGAGCCAAACCGCTTGGTGTACTGAGACAGGTCGACGCCGCTGGCAGCCAAGAACGAGAGCATGTCAGCCTCGAGCTCGGTACCCTTGATGGCTTTTGCCAAGACCTCTGCCATGCCGGTCACCGCACCACTAACGCCGCCCTCCTTAGAGCCCAAGTCCTCAACAAGGAAGTGGTGAAAGCCCTCGTGGAAAGCTGTGGTTTCTTTTAGTGCCGGGAGAAGCAGGTGGATGCTGCCATCGACTCGGTACAGCCCTCGACCAATGTCCTCAATGGCCTTGCCTGTGGCTTCAGCAAACGCCTCAAGGTTAGAGTGGATGAAGATTTCTGCGTTCTTACCCGTCACCGCATTGGTGATGTTGCGCAGGGCTTTGGCTACGGTGAAGGCGTTCCGAACACTTTGGCTTTGACCGTCGGTGCTCATGAACTTCGTTATCACCGCCTTCGGGTCCACGTTGGGGTTGTTCCTCAAGTCTCCAAGGGCCACCTCTTCGATGCGTGCCAGCGTAGCGTCAGGGTCGTCTTGTTCTTCGATGCGAATCGTAGTGTCCGTGCCCTTGGCAAACTGCAAGTAGCTCTCGAAGTTTTTGTCGATGCGGGACACCGATTGAAGGATGCGCTTCCGCTCCTTCTTTGTGTCGAGGTCGAACTGCTCGTCGTACTTCTTCTCAATCTTAGCCCGCTCATTGAGCAGGGCGTCCATCTCGGCTCGGACCTTAGCCCGTTGGTCACCGGTGGTTCGACGATGTAGCAAAGACAACCGCGCAAGGCTGGCTTGAATCTGTAGCAGCGACTTGAAGTCACCTTCGTTCTCTGCTTCAATAGCAGCGTAGAAAGCCTCGCGGTCTTTCATCCCCTTCCTCACGCGCCCAACAGCTTTGAGCAAACGCTTACCAACTTCTGAGCGACCGAAAGCATTCTCTTGCTCGGCGGTCTCCTCCATCAACTTGGTAATCTCAATGCGGTCCAAGAACATGGCGTCCGCACCCTTTGCCAAAATCATAGCCGAGCCGGTGCCGCCAGAGATAGCGCCACCCAACACGCCCCCGGCATACGCGCCCTCCTTCACTGCGTTGATGAAGCCCTCGTATGTCGGGTCTTGACCCTTGGCAAACATCGTGGTGGCATACTGACCTCCGGCTGTAACCCCCTCAGTAACAGCCTCTTCAAGGATGCCGCGAGACGTGTTGACCAAAAAGCCCCTTGCCATCTCACCATAAACGCTGCCTTGAGCAGCGGAGCCGGCGGCTCGCATCGCGGCTGCGGTACGAGTCATGATGTGCGCACCAACCATAGCTGGCGCAGCCTCGAAGATTCCCATGGAGAGCAGATACCCGGCCTGTTGGGCCCCGCTCATCTCCTTATAGAACTTCTCGTCAACCGAATCTGCGTAGGCAGTAGCCGAACCAGCGAACGTCGTAGCAAGTGCCACGGCTTTCTGGCTCTTAGTGACAATACCAGTGCCAATAGCCACGGCCATCAGGGGCATGCTGCTACCGAACATGGCGGTCGTATCATAGATAGAACCAGCAACATCACCCTGCATGAGCTTCTCCACCGGTGTTTCGATGGGCTGACTCATAATGGCCTTTGAGGAATCTTGCCACTGTTGAATCAAGGTTCGACGACCCTCAGCATTGGCTTCGTAGTCGATAAGACCAAACCCTTCGGCGCCCGCTCGAACCATGCCCGCGAGACTGGCGCTCAAACCACCAAGGTTGTTGTCCCACCAGACGCTACCCGTCAGGGTGCGGCGGGCGTTGTACATCTTGTTTCCGTCAAGGTCCAGAGAGATGCCACGGTCTTTGATGAGTCGTTGCTCCAGCTCTGCCAAAGCCTCGGGCGTCTGCTGTTCTTCGGGCAGAATAGCTTTTACGTCTTCGCTTACCCTGCGTCGAACCTCATTGGTAAAGTTGCGACGGTTTTCTTGAACCGCGTCGTAGTAACGCTTGTCAAGATTCATCTCAAGGAAAGGGATGTCAAAAGAGGGCATCCCGGGAAGGCCGCTACGAGACTCGTAGGCCGCTTTAGCATTGCGCGTATGCACCCACTCCTCAATGTCTCTCACGCCTTCGCGTTGCAAGAGCGCCTCGCCTGCCGGCGAGCTGAAGAAACTCCTTAGTGAAGCAAGCTCCTCCGCACGCTCTTGGTACATGCCAGCAGCGAGCTCATCTTGCGCATCAATCTGGTCGTTCTCCTTGATGATGCGCTCGATAGTTTCCAGACGTAGCTGCTCCTTCTCCGCCTCACTCATGTTGGTGAGGTTGATAGGGCGGTCAGGTCGCGAAGCGTTGTATGTCTCCAAAGAGAACTGCTCCACTGCCATCTCACGAAGGCGCGTGTTGTAAGACTGTTGGTAGGTGTCGAGGAGCTGTGCCTCCTCTTGGCTAATCACCTCATCGCCAATACGATACTCGAAAGTCTGCTCTTGTTCCGGCTGCTCTTGATACTTCTTGACGGCATCGCGAAGCTCATCTTCATTGGCGCCAAAAGCACGGAGGTCCGTAAGGTAACTGCGAAGCTCCTCCGGCATGCCCGTTGGAGCGGGCTCACTCGTCGACTCTACTTCCTCTGAATCCGAAGAACCAACTTCTTGTTGTAAGTCCGGAGCGATACTCGAGGAAACATCCGTAGCACTTGTTTCCATAGGAGAGTCCAATGGCAACACTTCGGACTTTTTTTTTTCGGCTAAGTAATCACGAATGATTTGCCTCAGCTCTCCTTCTGTAGCACCAGAAGCCTTAGCCTCCTCCAGTTGAATTCGCAGCTCTTCGTCCATAGTCTTCTGTAGCCGCTAATTTAACGATTATCCTGCAGTCTCTTGCTCGTATATCTCGTCGAGGTCAATCTCAGAGTCACCGCCAATCACAACATTGCCCTCTTCATCAAAGCTAACAGTGCCCATACCGCGACCCCCGAGTACGCCGTCACCAATCTGCCCCTCTTGGTGCGCCCGGATTTTGCGGGCCGCAAGCTCGTCAAGGGTTCGGGGTGGTTGGCGAGATGTGGCTACGTCTTTGTTTTTGAGGGAGTTGGTAATGTCCCCAAACCGGTCATCGGTAACATCAACAGTTTGTGACCGTGTACCGGCCATGGCTTGTTGAATGCGGCGATTTTTTTCCTCTTCAGTGTACTCTTCGTTCAGTAGAATCTCGGTAATGTCCTGACCCACGTCTTTAATCTCGTATCCAGTTACGGCACCACTGTCGTTGTACTTCACCTTCGTCACGACGATGTTGCCTTCCGGCCCGGGGATAGTGTAGTCGGTGGCGTTGCCTACGGCCATGACATAACCTTCTTCGCTGCGCTGCAGTCCCGGGGCTGTAGCAAGCTGCTCTCGCACCTCTCCCTCAGCTTCAAGTCGAGCCTCGGCAGCGTCTTCTTGGGCCTCCTGAGTGGCCTTGTCGAGGGCGGCTTGGGTGCGAGCGGCGTCACGTTCGTCAGCTTTCTGCTGCTGCAGGACAAACCGTTGCTCGGCAGCGGTCTGGTCTTTCTTCGGCATCCGATTGCGGATGTTCAGCCCCACCTCCTCGTAGTATTGCCCAACAGCAACACGCCACATATCGGCTTGCTGTTTCTCTTCTGCGGACAGGTCTGAGTTAGCCAAGTCCTCGTCACTAACATCAAACACAAACTGACCCTGAGCGTTAAGGCTGCCAGAAGAGATGGCCTTTCCACCCACTTTGATAGCGTGGGCTGCGGGATTGTATGCCACCAGTGCGTCGTCCAAGTCTTCCGTAGTCAACTGGTCTTGCATCGGCAGGTTGTTGCGCTTGTGTGCCTCGTAAGCGATGGTCTTCAGCGCATCAGGTCGAGTGGCAATCTTGTTGTTGATGGATTGCGTGACGTTCGCATTGAGCAGCTCTTCATTGATTTGACCCGTAAAGAATCCTCGTGCACTTGCTTGCTGATAGCTGTCTACCTCGGCAGAAAACTTTGAGCTGTACAGAGAATCTGATAGCGTATTACTGGCGTACTCCGTTTCTGGAGCCTGAATCTGCGGGACGAACACATCGTTGATGTCTCCAATGTTCGAGTCTCGCCACGCCACAGGCTGGCCGTCTTGCATGACAGTCAAGCGACCGTTTACCAAGCTATACTGCGGAATAGTATTGTACTGGTTGAACAGGGCGAGGTTTTCTTCGCTCGTGCCGACCATACCGCGCACCGCATTCTTCCGAATGTTGGCTACGGTTTGATTGTTCATGCTGGAAACGGAGACCGCAAGATTCTTAAAGTCGTTGTACTCCTGCTTCGCAATCTGAAATGCAGACAGATTCTCTTGAGTTGGGGCCAGCTTGGCTTGCGCCGCTGTAGACTGCAGGTTGTTGAGCAACATCTGTGCGCCGCTGCGGTACCGCTCGTTGATGGCAGAGGGGACAAGCTCTTGAGCCGTCTTACTGAACCCAAACTGCTGGTCCGTCAAAGCAGAGCGTCGTTGACGCTCCTGCTCAATCACACGAAGAGAGTCGCCGATGCTCTTCCCCGCTTCTCGACCAAGGTTTGAGTAACTAATTGGTGAGGCTACATACCCCGTCTTAAATCGAATGCCGTCAGCCATTTTCAAAGTCTTTCAGTTCCTTCTCAAACTTCTTGAGCCTACCAAAGACAAACCGTCCCAGCTTGCTCTTGTCGTTCTTTGCCATCTTGAACATCTTCTTGGAGTCCTGTGGGTTGAAGACGTATTCACCACCAGTGAGGTACACTCCTGTTTCGTTTCCATTCTTATCAACGACAGGAAGCTCATTGGTTTTATGCGAGTAGGCCCCCGGCGTTTTCTGTACAGCGCC